TAAGAAATGTAAACAAATGTAAACGTAGTAGTTGTCATATTGTATATATAAAATGACTGAATTACTGCGACAATTCGCTCATGTGACATAAGGTCGCACCTTTTTTTAGGCATGGGGTGGGATACGATTTTCACGCATCTGTATTTCTAGTCTTGATTGTATCACCAATCGATTATTAGTCAATCGGCATATTGTCGCAGACTATCTGATAAGGGGCAGTTGCCCCTTATCGCATACCCTGTGCTATATTGTCGCCCTAGTTGGGTGAGTTATCCACAGTTTACCCACCTTAGCTATTTTGTATAGGTGCGACACTTTAGTTCTTCGGCTGTGTGCGTCAATCTGTCGCATCATTCCTGTTCTTGTTCTGTCTGTTAGTCTAAATTTTTTCTTTTCCATTTTTTTCGTCTCCTTTGTTGATGTTTCCATTATGGCACAAAGTCAAAAAGAAGTATATGCGCGTTTTGACGCAGGGGTTTTTCAGCATATAGGGAGGTATATCGTGATCCTGGAGGCGTGAGGCGTTGACTTTTGGCGTTAGAACTAGACCTATTCCACACCATACCCTCTTTTAAACTACCCCCCACCCCCAAAAAACTAAAGACATGCACATGCACATATGCAGCAGAAAAAATTTTAGCAAAATTTTAGACTTTTTTTAAAGGACGTTCCCACGTTCCCACGGTTTCACGGGGTGTGCTTATACTTGTCTATATACTCTTTGAGGCTGAGATCTACCCTGTCTGATTTTCGCGTGCCCCCTTCTGAAATAAAGTCAGCCAGTAGAGAAGCAAATTGATTAGGACTAAGCCCATGTGACAATACCAAAAGCAGCCGCAAAATTCTCTTTTTTATTTTTTCTTTGGATATTACTCTATGATGACCCATGCGGTTTACCTTTGGCGAGGGGGCACATCGAGTGAGGGCGATGTTTTAAAGCCCCCTCTATTACAGGAGACTCGTGTGAAACGAGTTATGTAAATGGTACCATGCTAGCCCTTGCTAATTCAAGGGTTAATATGTTATAATTTTTTCATGGCAAAGAACGAAAGAGGGTTGACAGACAAGCAGGAACTTTTCTGCTCTGAATTTATTAAAGATCTAAACGCTATAGCTGCGGCAAAAAGAGCGGGCTATGGTAAGTTATCTGCAGAGCGTAATGCGTATAAATTTTTAAAACATGACATTATACGTAAGAGAATCGAAGAGCTAAAAGAAACATCCTTCAAACGAGCAGCAATTGATGCAGATGATATTCTAAGGCGATTAGTGAGAATCGCAGATAGGACAGAACAAGAGGGCGACTTCAATGCGGCTATTCGTAGTTTAGAGCTACTGGGTAAACACAAAGCACTGTGGACAGATAAGACAGTTAATGAGACTACCATTATGAATGCATTTGCATCGGGTAACTCTGATGAAGATATCGAAAGAGATATTGAACGTCTTACAAGAATCGCGACACCCAAACTTAAAGTTGTATCAGGAGACAAAAAATGATTTTAACACCAAACCTAGAACCGTACACAGGCAAAGAACCCATTGATATTTATTCACAACTAATTTTGTGGGGTGGCCTTGGATTTATCAAATCAGATTAATTTAGCAGACAGAGATGCAGCTACAAGACTAGCTGTCAAACAAGCTCGTGATGACTTGTTATCTTTTGTAATGTTAATGAACCCATCATTTAATGTGGGTCCGCATCACCGTTTACTTTGTGATGAACTCATGGGATTAGAGAAAGGTGAAACAGATAGACTTATGGTCTTTGTTTCTCCGCGTTCATCTAAGTCTTTAATTACATCAACATATTTCCCCGCTTGGGCGCTAGGTCGTAATCCTTATTGGCAAGAGATAGCAGTATCTCACTCAGACGATCTAGCTACTAAGTTCGGTAGAACTATTAGAGACATTATAAACACCACAGCATTCACAACTATCTTCCCTAAAGTAAAAATTCGTAAAGATAATAGAGCAGCAAACTCTTGGGCATTAGAAACAGAAGGGAAAGTAGCTGGAAGTTTCTTAGCTGCTGGTTCTGGATCTGGTATTGCAGGTTTTGGTGCCCACCTTGCGGTCATTGATGACCCTATATCAGAGCAAGATGCGTTTTCTAAGACGCGAAGAGACCAATTGAATGACTGGTATGCTTCAGGTTTGCGTACAAGATTGATGCCAGGTGGAAAAGTTGTGCTAGTTATGACAAGATGGCACGAAAATGACTTGGCGGGGCACTTGTTAAAGCAGCAAGAAGCTTCTCCACTAGCAGATAAGTGGAATGTAGTAAGGATTCCTGCGTTAAATACTGCAGAATCTTCATCTCAACTAGGAACTGCCCGCAAAGATTTGATAGATCAAGGATATTTAGAAAAATCCTACCCAACACCTAAGATTGGTGAATCATTTTGGCCTGCACCTGACAGACCTGCAGGATTTTGTTGGACAACAGACGATATTGTGCGTACAAAAAACAATACTCCGCCTTTTAAGTTTGATGCTTTGTATTTACAGAGCCCATCTTCTGAATCTGGAGGCATAATTCAAGTAGATTACTGGCAAGATTGGTCTAGTGAAGACCCACCAGAGTGTGATTTTATTATTCAGTCTTGGGATACAGCGTTCTCTACTAAAAATACTGCAGATTACTCTGTTGTAACTACATGGGGTATATTTAAAAAAGATGATATTAGTTTAGCAAACATGGTTCTACTAGGAATGGAGAAAGGTCGCTGGGATTTTCCAACTCTAAGGGAAAAAGCTGTAGAAAAATATTTAAAACATAATCCTGATTCTATAGTTATTGAGAAAAAAGCTTCAGGTCAATCATTAATACAAGATCTAAGATTAGCTGGGTTACCTATTCAAGAATACCAGCCAGATAGAGACAAAGTATCTAGAGCATACGCTGTCAGTTCTTTGTTTCATAATTCTAGAATATATGCTCCACTTAGCAAAGTCTGGAGCAAAGAAGTAATAGAAGAATGTAGGCAATTTCCATCAGGACCCCATGATGATATTGTAGACTCCGTTACACAAGCAGTCTTGTATGTGAGAAATGGAGGGTATTTAGAGCACAGTGATAATTCATGGCTTGACTTGGGGGATGAAAGTATATATAATAGAAAACGCAGACGTTTTTATTAAAGGATTGATACATGGCAATAGAAGAAATTATAAATAACCCAGAGGGAGAGAATCTAACTCTCTTTGATGAACTAACTCCAGCAGAAGAAGAAGTTACTGTCAACGAAGATGGCGGTGCAGAAGTAACATTAGAAAACCAAGCTCTCATGAAAGAAGCTGAGGCTATGGGTTTGTTTGATGACATGGAGGATAATGCAATGGAAGCATCTCATGATGCTAACCTAGCTGAAATAATTGACGAATCAGATCTTAGTTTAATTGGATCTGAATTACAAGATTCATTTGAAAGAGATAAAGAATCAAGAAGTGAGTACGATTCAATTGCAGAAGAAGGAGTAGACCTTTTAGGTTTTAAATCAGAAGATAGTGATGAACCTTTTCCAGGAGCAGCATCTTCATCACATCCTGTACTAGCACAGGCAGTTGTAAAGTTTCAAGCGAAAGCTTATAAAGAATTATTCCCAACAGAAGGACCTATCCGTACACGTATTGTAGGATCACAAACTCCACAAAAAATGGAGCAAGCAAATCGTGTAAGGCATTTTATGAATTACCAAACACAGATTCAAATGCCAGAGTATGGACCTGAACTCGATAGATTATTATTTTATGTTTCTTTATATGGTTCAGCATTTAAAAAAACTTATTGGGATATTTCTTTACAACGTCCAAGAACAGAATATATTAAAGCACAAGATTTTTATATAGATTATTTTGCGTCTGACTTAGAGACTGCAGAAAGATTTACACATAGATACTCAATGTCTATGAATGAAATTAAAAAATTTCAGATGGCTGGAACTTTTAGAGACGTAGAAGTTGATGAAAGCAGCATATCAGAAAGTGATGCAGAAGATGCATCGAATGAAGTTTTAGGAATAACAAAACCTTTCGGAGATACAGAACGTGTTGAAATCTTAGAGATGCACGTGAACTTAGACTTACCTGGTTTTGAAGATCCTAACGGTTTAAAATTACCATACATTGTCCACATGACAGATGACGGAGTAGTACTAGCTATTCGTAGAAACTGGGATGAGGACGATGTTAAAAAAGAAAAGAAATTATACTTTACTCACTATTACATGATTCCTGGTTTAGGTTTTTATGGATATGGTTACATTCACTTAATTGGAGGTTTAACAAAAACAGCAACTTCATCAATGAGACAATTGATAGATGCTGGTACGTTTGCAAATTTACCTGGCGGTTTTAAAGCACATGGACTTCGAGTGCTTGCGCCTGATGAGCCTATAGCTCCTGGTGAGTGGAGAGAAGTAAATAGTCCTGCGGGTGACTTAGGCAAGTCTCTACAGCCTTTACCATTTAAAGAACCTTCAGGTACCCTATACAATTTAATGCAGTATGTAGTTAATGCTGCAAAAGAGTTTGCTGACTCCTCTGACAACATAGTAGAAAACGCTTCTAACTATGGACCAGTAGGAACTACTATGGCTTTGTTAGAGCAATCTTCAAAGTTATTTTCAGCAGTGCACAAGCGTCTGCATAACGCTCAATCCAAAGACCTGCGAATACTCGCGAGACTAGATCATGAGTATCTTCCTGATATGTATCCTTACGAGGTCGCAGGTGGTGCACAACAAGTTTTCAGAGAAGACTTTAATTTAAAGTCTATTGATGTTATACCTGTGTCAGATCCTAATATGCCAACGGAAGCACACCGTATTGCTAAAGTAAATGCAGTAATGCAAATAGCACAACAAAATCCTGCTGCTTACAACATGGAAGCAATAGGCATGGAATTGTTTACAGCAATGGGTATTGAGGAACCTCAAAGATATTTAAAACAAAAACAACAACCTGTATCTGCTGACCCTGTTTCAGAAAACATGGCGGCTATGAAGGGGGCACCATTACAACCAAGACCTGATCAAAATCATGATGCTCATATAGTAGCTCACGCTTCTCTAATGAACAACCCAGCGTATAAAGAAAATGCTCCAATGACACAAACATTGGCTTCACATATACAGGATCACTTAGCGATGAAGTATAGAAATTCAGTTATACAAATGGTACAAGATCCACAACTGCAACAAGCTATTATGGCTGGACAACCTTTACCTCCTGAAATGGAAAATCAAATTGCTTTAATTACAGCTAATGCTTCTGATTCTATAATGAAGCTTGATGAAGAGAAAGCTAAAATACTAGCAGGCGAAAAGAAGAGCGTAGCTGAACAGCAAGTTGAAATTCAACAAGCTGATTTAGAATTACGTAAAGCTAAACTTGCACTAGATGCCAAGATTCATTCAGATGAAATGGGATTAGAAGAAGCTAAAGTTATGATCAATGATGAGAATACAGATTTAGAAAGACAACGCAAAGAAGCTAAAGATGCTATGGATTTAGCAAAAGATGGAATACAAAAAGCAAAGGTAACAATAAGAAGAGAGAATATGTAATGCCGCAAGGGAAAGATCCAAGACTAGCTAGAGCTGGTGTATCTGGTTATAATAAGCCGAAAAGAACACCTAATCATCCAAAGAAATCTCACGTAGTAGTTGCTAAAGAAGGCAACAAAGTTAAAACAATTAGATACGGTGAACAAGGAGCCAGTACTGCTGGCAAACCTAAAGCTGGAGAATCTGCTAGAATGAAAGCTAAAAGAAAATCATTCAAAGCAAGACATGGTAAAAATATTGCAAAAGGAAAAATGTCTGCAGCTTACTGGGCTGATAAAAGCAAGTGGTGATGAAAGAACTTAGACTATTATTTTTTATATTGTTTGCGTTCACATTTGTAGCTGTTACTACAGATGTAAAAGCTGAAACCAACACAGTGTCCTCAACTGTAGTTACAAACTCCACACCACCTACAGCTAATGCTCCATCCGTAATTAATTCTAACAGTGATATTTGTAAAGTTGGAGTTGGCTCTAGTGTTCAAAATAATGTTTTAGGTTTTGCTACAGGCTATGTAATAGATGATGAGCTATGCCAAAATTTAAAATTATCTAGATCATTGTACTCAATGGGAATGAAAGTTGCTGCAGTATCTGTATTATGTCAAGACCCTCGAGTCTTTGACGCGATGACAGATGCAGGAACTCCGTGCCCATATAATGGAGCTATAGGAACAGAGGCTCAGGATGGTTGGAAGAATAACCCAGAGAGTATTCCTGATGGGAGTAAATATAAAATAGATTACGTTGAAGACAACAAACCAGAAACACAGGAGTTTAGTGATGCGGACAATGCTTTATTATTTAAAACTTTGTTTATTCTTACTACTGGTATCATTATCTTCTAAAGCAGATTGCCTTCCTGATATAGAAGGACTTTGTATTCCTGGCGTTACAATCACAGAAGATACACAAGTTGACATTACTGAAGAAGACAAAGGTACAGAAATTGTTACAACAACCACAACTACTGTAACTACTACCACTACCACAGTCACTAATGAAGATTCAGGAGATATTCTTGATGGTGATAATGACTATGTCACTACAACTAAAGAAGGTGATATGGATTACGATTGGGGTGGTCAAGGACCTGCAAATATTCCTAGTGGTAACTCTTGCTACGGCTTAGGTGCAGATAAATGTGCACAGATAACAGGTGGTGGTAATTCAACATCTACTATGGGTGTGCCAGGTATGGGTACAACCTTTACCAACACGATTGACATATCTGATTTAGAAATAGATAATGGGGGAAAAGTTAAATATACAATAGAGGTAGACAAACAAGATGCTCAAGATAGAATATACATGCACATTACAGGACTTAACGGAACTAGCCAAGTCTTTTCAGGTACTGACATCTTGTCTGAATCTGGAGTATCAACAGGCTACCAATCTTATAACGGTTCTTTCGATTTCGGTGGCGTTCTAAAAAGTTTAAAAATTGAAATAGGTGGTAGAGATATTAATCTTGCTGTTGGTCCTTTATTTGATGATGTATCAGTCAATGTATTTTACAATGTTATTAATACAATTGTTGAACAACAAATCACCTCAGTGGAAGAAATAGTTTATCTTAATATTTTTGATCCTGTAGAAATAGAGTTTGCAACAGAAGTGATTGAGTTTAATGATATTACTGTAGATGAAGCAGGGGATGTAGAGTTTGCTCCTATAGAATCACAGCCAGAAGAAGTATCATATGAAACTGTAGAACTAGAGATACAAGAGTTTGAATTAGATATTCCAGAACCAGAAGTTGCTAGTGTAGAAATAGAAGCTGAAATGGAACTTGAAATAGAAATGGAAGTAGCCCAGGTAGAGGAGGCAGTAGATGAGCAACCGACAGAAGAAGAAACAAACGAACTTGACAATAAAGCAAATGAAGAACCTACTCCAGAAAATAACGATACCTCTGAACAGAAAGAAGCTGAAGTAGAAAATTCTGAAGAAGCAGAAGAACCAGTGAAACAACCGTCTGCTAAAGAAAAAGCTGCAACAAAAATAGTAAAAAAGATTGATGACAAAGCAAGATATGACGAATCAAATCAAATGAAAACATTAATAGTAATGCAAATCTTAGGCAACACTAAAACATTTTTTGATACTCAATCAACAATACAAGATACAAATGTTAATGAGTATTTGAATAAAGTAATAGATGATCCATACAGTGGTTTATTTATAGCAGAACAAGGACAAATAATGGAGGACATAATAAATGCCCAGTATTGAGTATCAAGGAATGAAGTTTTCTGGAGGGAAATTCTTCATTATACTTTCACTGATCGGTGCCATTGTAGGTGGTGGCTGGTCTGGATATAAATTTTATGATGACTACCTTACAATGAAAGCACAGGTGCAAGAGTATACAGCGCCTGACTTATCAAAGTATGATGAACAACTTGCTGTTTTAAAATCAGAGCTAGACATGATTCTAGATGAGATTAATCTAGTGGCTTCAGTAGCCAGGGATTTGAAGACAGACATGAAAGCAGATTTGCGTCAAATGAATGGCGACATCAGACACATTACAGAAATAGTTAATGATGTAGAGGACAGGCAAAAAGCTGATACAAGAGAAGTATTTGATGAGCTAAAGCTTATCGAAGAGAGTCTTGACTTACAGATAAACAAAGCTTTAAATAACCCATTATCAGGGTTGTCATCTAAGAAATAATTTGTTATAATATATTCAACAGGGGCATTTAAAGGTGCCCCCCTTTTTACAGGAGGATCAATGTTAGACCAGACTAAAGTATATAAGGAACGAATGGACAAAGTTTTGAGTGAGGCTATAGAAGTCAATAATACTCAATTAATAAATGGGAGTGCAGAAGATTACGCTAACTATAAATATTTAGTAGGCGTAGGACAGACTCTAGCAGATATGAAAGATCGTCTGCATACAGAGTATCATAAGCTATATAAAGAAATAGCAGGAGGCACAAATGAGTAAAGATCTACCAAAACCACAGGGTTATAGGATGTTACTAAAACCTTGGGAACCATCAGAGAAATCTACTGGTGGAGTAATATTTTCAGAGCAAACAAGAGAGATGATTAGATTCGCTTGCGTAGTATCTGAAGTAATAGACATGGGTTCAGAATGTTATAAAGACATGAACAGATCCAGCACCACGTGGTGTAAACCTGGAGACTTTGTATTGACAGGAAAGTACGTAGGACTAAAGTTTAAGTGTGATAATGAAGACTATTCTATTATCAATGATGACGAAGTAGTCGCAATTGTACCTAAGCCAGATAAAATAAAGCACAGATAAACACTTGCAAATATACCACAATGTGTGGTATTATATTGGCACAGCGTATAAACGCAGTTCGCAACTGACGGAGGTAATATGATAGAAGACCCAAAACAAGAAGAGCTTAGTCAAGAGGATGAACTCGAGATTGAGATTGATGAAGAAGGCCAAACAGAAACGTCTTCTGAAGAGCTAGATGCTCCAGAACAAGAAACTCCCGAAACTGAAGTTGATGAAGAAGAACTAGTAGAAAACACTACTGAGGAAACTCCAACTGAAGATGAGGAAGAATCTGATGACAAAAAGATGTATGGCAAACGAGCTGAGAAGCGGATCAAAAGACTTGTCAAGCAACGTAAAGAGCTTGAAGAAAAGCTCCAGGCACTCGAAGATGAAAAAGTAAAATTTCAAAAAGAGCGCCAAGAGTTAGTCGGAAGATCAGCTGAATCTGAACTTGCTGCAGTAACGCAGTATGGGGATAGACTGAAGGCTCAAGAGCGAGAAGTACTAGCTACTCTTCGTGATGCTAAAACAAATGGTGATGTTGATAAAGAGATAGAAGCTACTGATAAATTAGCGTCTATTAAAGCTGAAGCATTAGTTGTAAAGCAGTATGAAGAAAGAGCGAAGTCAGCTTCTACTAAACAAAAAGTTTCTGATGAAGAGACTGATAAACAGCCAGAGCAACAAAGAGCTCCCGATAGGAAAGCTTTGCAATGGCAGAAAAGAAACTCCTGGTTTGGAGGCAATAATCAAAGTGAAAAGATTATGACCCAAGCCGCGATGATAGTTCATAAGGAACTAATAGATGAAGGAATATATCCTGATGCTGATCCTGATGAATACTATAACGAGTTAGACGCTCGTATTCGTACAGAGTTTCCTGAAAAGTTTAAACAGAACTCTTCAGCAAAAAAAGTACAAGTAGTAGCGGGTGGAACGCGCACTTCCCCCAGTGGCAAACAAAAAGACACATTGACTAAATCAGAAGTAGAGACTGCCAATAAAATGGGAGTATCTTTACAAGAATATGCGCGACAAAAGATGCGCCTAAATCAGGCGAGATAAGGAGTAGATGAATGACACAGGCTACTAAGACAACCCGTACAACGCGAGCTTCGGGTACTCGCAAGAAAACATGGGCACCACCTAGTAAGTTGGATACTCCAACTCCACCAGAGGGTGTACATTATAGATGGGTTCGACATGAACTCCTGAATGAAGATCAGTCAGGAAATGTACATGAAAGAGCTCGTCAAGGATACGAACCAGTAACACCCGAAGAACTTGGCGGGAACTGGCAATCGGATGTTTTAGACACAGGAAAGCATGCGGGTGTAGTTAGAAGTGGTGATTTAATTTTGATGAAAGTCGATCAAGAGATCGCGGATCAAAGAAATGAATACTACGATAACAAGACCAGAATGCAAGAAAGAGCGGTCAACTCTGAATTGCAAAGTAATAACAGCGCTGCAGCACCTATCAGCCAAGACGGATCTTCCTCAGTCACACGAGGCGGAGGAAATAAAACTGCAAAGTTTGACGACTGATAGTAATATTGGTCATGACTTTGTTTAACTATACTATGGAGGTATAAACATGGCATATGGCCTAAAACCAAAGAAGCACGCTAAGGGTGGTTTAATTAGAACCAATAACTTTAGTGGCCCAAATGGTTACAGAATAGCCGCTACTGCCCCAACCGCATTCTTCGAAGGTGATCTCGTGACTTTTTCAGCAGGTAATATCGTAACTGATATGGCAGCTGCAAGTCCTGGCGCAGTCGTAGGAGTGTTTTATGGAGCAGAGTACGTAGATAATGCATCTGGCGAAGTTAAATTTGTTAGAAGTATTCCTAATGGCACTGTAGCTAAAGACAAATACAAAGTGTATGTATATGATGATCCAGATATCATCTTTGAAATCGAAGCAGATCAAGCAGCAACTGCTATTGCAGCAGCTGATGTAGGTAAAACTGTACAGATTGTAGCTAATCCAACAGGATCAGCGATTACACATAAATCAGGGTTAACTGCTGATTCAAGTACTAAGAATACAACTAACACTTTTCCACTAACTATTTTAGGTAGTGCAGAAGCAGATGATTCTTTTACTTCAGCAGGAACTACAATGGACATCTTGGTGAAAATCAATACTCATCAATTTGGACTAGGCGCTACTGGCGTAACAGGAATATAGGAGGATAATAAATGGCTATATCAAGAGCACAAATCCTTAAAGAACTGGAGCCAGGTCTTAATGCTATTTTCGGAACTGAGTATAACAGATACGAGAATGAGCATGCCGTCTTGTTCGATGAGGAAACATCAAACAGAGCTTTCGAAGAAGAAGTACTCTTCCCAGGCTTTGGTAATGCGAATGAAAAATTCGAAGGCGCAGCAGTTGAATACGCTGAGTCAGGCGAAGGTTATGTATCAAGATATACACATAACACAGTTGCATTAGCATTTTCACTAACAGAAGAAGCAATGGAAGATAATCTTTATGACAAGCTTTCAACTAGACTAACTAAAGCATTAGCTAGATCTATGGCTTCTACTAAGCAGCTAACAGCCGCAAATGTATATAACAATGCATTTAACGGTGCTAACTCAGGTGGTGATGGACAAGCATTAGTATCTAATGCACACCCATTACAAAACGGTAGCACAGGTTCTAACAGACCTGCAACTTATGCCGATTTATCTGAGACATCTTTAGAAACAGCTTTGATTGACATTGCTGGATTTACAGATGACAAAGGTGTTCCAGTAGCACTTCAAGGTAAATCTCTACACATTCCAAGACAATTGGTATTTGTAGCAGAGAGACTTATGAAGTCACAGGGTCGTCCAAGTACAGCTGATAATGATATCAATGCTATCAACAACATGGGTATGATACCTAATGGTTACTACACTAACCACAGGTTCTCAGATCCAGATGCATGGTTCATTAGAACTGACTGTCCTAATGGTGCAAAGATGTTCAACAGAGCAGCTATGTCAACCAAGATGGAAGGCGATTTTGAAACTGGTAACGTAAGATACAAAGCTAGAGAAAGATACAGCTTCGGTTGGTCTGACTGGCGTGGTGTCTACGGAAACCAAGGTGCTTAATCAATAAATAAGATAAGGGGGTTTCGTATAAACGTGCCCCCTTCTCAATTAACAAATAAATAACCATGGACTGCTTAGCAGACTATATGAAAGGATTATAGACTATGGGAACAACAACTTTTTCAGGACCAGTAAACACACAAAGTGTAATTGGTCTTAACGTATATACAGTGGCTACTGCACCAGATGGTGTAGAAGGTCAGATTGCATATTTTTCAAACGGAGCTGCTGGTTCAGCAATCCTAGCTTTTTATGATGGAGCTAATTGGAAAAGATGTGACACTGGTGCTACAATAGCAGCATCTTAATTTTAACGGGGGAGGTAACTCCCCCACAACAAGGAGGTTTACATGTCATCAAGTGACGTAAAATTTACAACCAGAACTACTGACGGTAGGTATGGTGTAGCTGTAAATGCCAGTGATAATTTTTTAGGAAGAACTAGAATACAATATATTCAAGCTGCAGGCGTAGCTTCTTCTATTGTAAAGTTATATGATGGTACAGATGCTACAGGCACACTAAAGTTTCAAGCTGGTTTTGGTACAGAAGGTTTAGATGTTTATGTACCTAACGATGGTACAGTTTTTGAAAACGGTATTTACTTAGACGTAACAAATGCTACTTCAGTAACTATAGCCTACAATTAATTTTTAAAGGTAGGTTATGGCAACATCTGGTACACATACATTCAGCTTAGACACAGCTGAAATAATCCAAGAAGCTTACGAGCGCGTAGGGTTTGACGTTAAGTCTGGTTATGATTTAGTAACTGCTAGACGTTCGCTTAATCTTATATTAACCAAATGGGTTAATGAAGGAGTAAATTTATTTACTATTACTTCTCACGTAATTAATCTAACTAAAGGTAGTGCTACAGCAACTTTAGCTGCTGGTCAATTTTTAGATATTCTAGATGCTTCTGTAAGAGATACAAATAGCTCTCCAGTTTCTGATGTTAACTGTGAAAGAATTAGTCTATCAGAATATTTAAACTACCCAACTAAAACAACATCAGGTAAGCCTGTACAATTTACTGTCGAAAGAAATAGTCAGTTTAAATCTGCAGGAGCAAATACACATACTATATATGTATGGCCTGTTCCAGATCAAACTTATTATCAATTAAATACTTGGGCTATAAGATATCCTCAAGATGTTAATGATACGTATACAGAAAATCCCGACATACCTAGAAGATATTTACCTGCACTTATTAGTGCGTTAGCAGTTGAGCTTGCTAATAAAAATCCATCTAAAGTGGATGGGGCACGAAGAGCAGAATTAAAAGCTATGTATGAACAGGAATGGGAATACGCAAAAGAAGAAGATAGAGAAAGAGCAAGTTTTTATATACAACCTAAGATTCGCGGATACTAAGAACGATGGCAAGAAGAGCTTCAGGTAAATATGCATATCTGATAGATGATCGTTCTGGCAGGAAGATACGATACAAAGATGCGAGAACCGAGTGGAATGGGCTTCGAGTTCATAAAAAAGACTGGGAGCCTAAACAAAGATTATTAGATCCACCTAACCTAGGACCTGAGTCCACTTCATTAGCAAACCCTAGACCAGACAATGATGTAGATAAAACTACAGTAAGATTCGGTACGTTGTTTAGTAGGGGCACGCCTCCTACAACTGCAGCATTAGGTAATGTTGTTGTCTCTGCTACTGAAGATGCTAGTGGTCTTGCGTTAACTACAGGGATAGGTCAACTTGAATTAGCAACTGGTGTAACTGTTGCAGGCTTAGCATTATCCAGCGCAAATGGTGCGCTTTCAATTGACACTACCGAAGATGCTCAAGGATTACCACTAACATCAGAACATGGTACTTTAAATTTTGGAGCAACAGAAAATGCTGTAGGCATAGCAGCCGCTTCAGCTATCGGAGATGTAACTAAATCAGCAGGATCTACAGTAGATGTAACAGGAATAGGGTTATCTTCTGGACATGGTTCAAATGGTATAACTATAGACTTAACAGAAATTCCACCAGGAATACAACTGGTTTCTGGTAAAGGAGATTTATCATTCCAAGCTAGTTCTAACATAACTACAACTGGAATAGCTCTAGCAAGTGCTAAAGGTGATATTGTTATTAATGCAGAAAATGATGTTACAGGGTTGCAACTTGTATCTGCACATGGTACAATAAGTATAAGCGTTGATGATCAAGGATGGGGTGCTCAGACTTGGGGTCAGAACGCTTGGGGAACATAATTTATGGGATTAACATACGTACAACTCAAACAAGGTATTCAAGATTTTTTAGAAAATAATGCCACATCTTTTACTACAGCTACAGGTGCTGGAGTAGCTCCTATTGATGTTTGCATACAACTAGCTGAATTAAGAATTGCTAAAGAACTAGACCTTACTGCCTTCAGAAAAGTAGCAAATCTTTCTGTTAGTCAGCATTCTCCAACAGTAGCTGTGCCTGAAGATTTAGTTGTTCCTAGGTATTTGAGAATACAAAATGGTGACTTCTTACTAGAAAAAGATGAAACCTTTATTAAAGAATTTACAAAAAATCCTACAGATAATTCTAAAGCAGGAGTGATAAGATTCTATGCTTTAAACCAAACTGGTACTGCATACACCAGCAGTAACAGACAAACAAATTTCTTGTTCGGACCAATACCAGCCCTTGCAACTACAGTTGAAATAGGGTATACTATGAGGGTTCCAGGCTTATCTTCAAGTAATGCTAACACATACATTGGAGACAGAGCACCAGACGCTATACTATATGGATCATTGATTGAGGCAGTAGCTTATATGAAAGAAACTCCACAAGCAATTGAACTATGGCAAAACTATTACAATAGAGCCATACAAACCTTAGCGAATGAAGAACAAGTAAGAATGCGAAATGATGAATTTCGTAATGGTGAACTAACAACGATGCAGAGAGGACAATAAAGCATGGCTATTACATCAGCAATATGTAACAGCTTTAAAACAGAGATTTTAACAGGTACACATAACTTCACAGCAAGTTCTGGTAATACTTTTAAAATTGCTCTAATTAAAGCAAACTCCGCGCAATCTGGTACATACAATAAAAGTACAACTAATTACACAAATGTTACTGGTAACAGTGATGAGCTTGCAAATGGTAGTGGTTACACTACAGGCGGAAATACTTTAACGAGTAGCACACCTGTTTTAAGTACTGACACAGCTGTTTGTGATTTCGCTCAAACAACTTGGACTAGTGCTACTTTTACAACTAGAGGGTGCATAATATACAACTCATCAGCTTCTAACAAAGCTGTTATGGTTTTAGATTTTGGTGCAGATTATTCTGTTTCTAACGGAACATTTGCAATAGACTTTCCAACAGCAGACGCAAGTAACGCGATCATAAGGATTAGTTAATGGCATCTACTTGGAGTAGCGGTGGATTAAACTTACGTTTAATGACCACAGGTGAAAACGATGGAACCTGGGGTGATCAAACTAATGATAATTTAAAACGTCTTGAAAATAAAATAACAGGACGAGCAGCTGTAACTCTATCAGGTACAACACATACATTAACATTTACTGCTAACCCCACATCTTACACTGACGAAGATGGAAGAAACCTTGTTCTCGACTTCGGCGGATCACCAAGTGGTACTAACACAGTAACTATCCCCGCGAAAGAAACTACTTATGTAGTTTTAAATAATACTGCAAATAGTAATTCTATTATATTTACTACAGGTAGTGGCACAACGTTTACACTTCCTGCAGGTAGAGACGCAATAATTTATTCAGACGGTACTAATGTACTTAATGCATTAGATAATTTGCAAGTAAGTACAATTAATGGAATAGATCCATCTACTTCGGCTACTGCTGGATTTGCTATAGCTATGGCTGTGGCGCTTTAAGGAGAATATAAATGGCACAAAATTTTAGAAATCAAGTAGCTAGAAATACAGGCACAAGTCCTGCAGATATTTTAGCACAAGCTGATAGTTTTGATACAGTCATTGGTATTAGATTAACTAACGTAGCAGCATCCGCAATTAATGTAGATGTATATATTGTTAGATCATCAACCAATTACTATCTTATCAAATCAGCACCTATCCCTGTCGGTGGCTCACTTGAGTTAATTGATGGAGGAGCAAAGGTTGTATTAGCTTCAGGTGATAAAATTGCTGCAGTATCAGACACAGCTAGTTCACTTGATACAGTAGTTTCATTCATAGATACAATTAGTACATAGGAGTAACACTTGGGATATATTGGAAGCATACCAGCAGATAAATTTCAAACTCTACAGAAACAGAGTTTTACAACATCTGCTACTGATACTTACACACTAAGTTATGCAGTAACAAACCCACAAGATTTGGCTCTGTTCATTAATAATGTGAGGCAGAACCCGAACGATGCTTATACAGTATCGGGCACAACACTAACCCTATCCGCTGCAATAACTGGTTCAGATACTATGTATGCTGTGTTCTTAGGCAAGTCAGTAGAAACTATCGCTCCAGCATTATCTTCCGTAACAAATGATATGTTAGCTGGTTCTATTAATGAAAGTAAATTATTAGGTTCTATTTCTAATGCTAAACTTGCTAACTCATCTATTACTTTAAATGGTAGTGCAGTATCACTGGGTGGTAGTGCTACTATAGGTGGGGGTAAGATTGGTCAAGTGATTCAAACTGTAAGCACAGCTAGTTCTAGCATAAGCACTACATCTTTTGCAGATGTTATGACTGCGGCTATAACTCCTTCTGCTACAGACAGTAAAATTTTAATAGATTTTAGATTAGGTGGTTATAATCCAGGTTCTGCTATGGATATATTTTTTAGAGTATTAAGAGATAGTACAACATTACAAACTGGAACTGCTGGTCAAGGCACAGCTGCTCAAAGTGCTGGAACACCTAACTCAGATAGAGGTGATGGTGGTTTTAGTATTAATTTTTTAGATAGTCCAAACAG